GGTGCTCCATAAATAGCCTTAAAAACATCACCTGAAGTTACATCGCCTAAAATAAAGTCTAATGATAATGCTCCTGTTTGCTGTCCATATGCGTATTTATCGGCTTCTACTTGACCAAGTTTGTAAAGTGATTGCCTATTTGTGCCAAGAGTGAGGCTAGTAACGGCTGTCTTAACGCCAAATGATTTGTCAATAGTAGCACTTCCACCAAAAGTCGATTCATAACCATATTTAACATATGCAGATGCACCTGTTCTTACCATATAACTGATTGCCTTTGTTTGTATTTAAAGATTACCTATGAGGGGTTTAGTTTCCTGAAAGATATGGTCAAAACATGATTGAACATATTACGCATGTATTGATTTCTGGTATATGAGGCTATTATTCTTATATCTGTATAATCGTTTCCACCACGTATTTTTGCCTTTATAATTCTTGATATTTCTTTAACTATATCATTATGTCTCTCTTCATTTTGGTATGACCTTATGTCTAGATCAATAGTTACATCATGCCAAAAGTCACTTCCGTAAAGTCCGAAATATGTTACAACTTCCGACTTTGGAGTTATTACTATCTGATCTCTTCTGTCATCAATAAATCCAACACTTCTTCTATTCCATGCCTTTTGTATGTTTGGTGCTTGACCAGCAGTCCAATTATCATTAATCACCGATATTATTTTATCTGCCGAGTCATATGTTGCTGTTCCCATTATGCTCCACTCCTGTAAACATATGCTTGTGTATAAGGAAATTTCATGTTAGTCCATTTTTCATTTCTACTATAACTTCCTTTTGGTGGTCTCATTCTTTTGGTCATTTCATTCCAATCCCAATCTGTGAGTTCTGAAGGTCTTCTTCCAACATACCATATTTTTCTTGCTATTTTCAATGCAACTGAATCTGCCAGTGCATGTCTCTGCCTTGGTGAAAGTGCAGTTGTTCTTTCCCTACCATTTAACTCGTTGTATTCATTTAGAACATCTTCATTTGTTTTACCACTCATTTTTACTTCTTGAACCCATTGTTTTATTCTATCTATGTTTACTTTTTTACCACCAATGTTTTTACCTGCTGGTAATATGTATCTAGCATAACCCTCTGGTAATTTTTCCTCTGGAAATTTACCACTTCTATTCATTATTGCAGCGTCTGGTGGTTCTTCGTATAAAGCTTCTTTTGGTTTAAACATAGAGTCTGCTAAATTTATCAAACTGAGTAGTGTGTTTGGTGTATCAATTTTAAAATTTGTTGTTCCTTTTGGAAGTGTAATCTTAACTTGACCCTTAAATGTTCGTGCTTTGAATCCACGGTTCTTTAACATTTTTGTTCCTATTGAAGCGTAGTATGTTTTTAATCCAAGATAATTGGTCATGGTATGACGAACACTTCCCTTCTATTGTCGATACACTTTTCTATATCTTCCTCCCACTTTCTTTTGGATTCGGATACATTAGTCATACCACCAGTTGGGAGTTCGTCCATTCTGAAACTTGTATTAAGTAATTCTATAGATGTCATTTTTATCACTGCGTCTGTTATGTCCAGTGGAACTGTTGTATCACCAGCATAGTTTTCTCCACCGTATCTATAAGTTACTCTAACCCTGTTTTTTCTTAAAATTGAAAATATAAATCCTCTTAAGAATAATCTTCCATATTCATATTCTATGTCATACCATTGTGAATTTCCTAAAATATTTTCCCATACTGCCGAAGCACCCTGCCATATTTCTATCTTGTCTCCTTCTGCTAAATCAAAGTCGTAGATATTTCTATGCTGTAAGAATATAGGTGTTCCCCAACCATATGTGTATAATAGTGGTAAGTCATGAACTTCTCTTGTTATTGTTTTTGATCTCCAAGCATGTCCTATACGTCTGTCTAATTCTTCTTCCTTTCTGTTAATGATTTTTTCAACTTGTGTTGAGCTGGGAGTAGTAGTTGCCGTAAGAGGAACTCTAAGAAAATCCGATACGTCACCAACTGAACAATAGGTCGTAGCCATGTATTATATAAAACACTAATGTATTTAAAGTTACTTAAAGACTACTGTGATTTCAGCACTGCCTGTTACGTCTGCGAAAATACCACTCTCAAACCTTCTGTTTATTCCAACATAAGTTCCTTGAGCTGCTGTGAATATGGTAAATTCTGCTGTTCCACTAGAAGTTGTTCCGTTTTTGAAAACTACCTTATCAGAACCAGAACCAGTTTTTGAGATGTAAACATTAACGATTACACCATGTGCTCCTTTTATAAGCGTGTCAGAGTTGAAAGATACTACATTATGATTTAGTTCTACCATACATACCAACAAACTTTGTCATATATAAACTTTAAGAAAAAAAAAGGGCTATTTTTGGACTCTAGTAGCCTATGACTAGAAACTCGAATATTTTTGAGTTACATGTTGAGCTTGTGTTTGCAACTTCAACGAATTTTGATTGTGCTCCACCACCTACATCAAATAGTTGAATTTTTTGATTTGCTTTGTCATATACTACTTCTTGCCGACAGTTAGTAAAAGTCGGAATTACTGCGACTAGCGTTTTAATTCGACTTTCTTTCAAGTCGGCTGAAACACCACCCGTTGCATAGTTATCAGAAGCCCCGAAGGTAACTTTGATAGCGTATACTCGCAGCTTTGAAGTCAAAGCAGCTTGCCATGAGAGTGTTTTTCTCACGTTGCCATCTGTCCAATCTTTTGTGCTGATTGTTAATGCCATATAAAAGGGTAGTAAGTCCCCCTATATAAAGATTAAAAAAAAAGGATTTTGGTTTGACTAAAGTTTAATGTCTCTAATCTTACCTTGTGATCGGAAGTGTCTACAGACCGTTTCACCCATCGTTCGATAAACGCCTTTTTCTACAAAAGCGTTGTTGACGAATGGATAAGCTGGTGTTCTTCTAGTCGCTTCGTAATACTCGGTGGGTATTGCCACTTGGATTCCTATTCTTGGATAACCATAACCTTCTGCGTCAGATGTATCAAGTGCAAATAGTCTGCCGATCTCTGCTGAGTCAGCACTATTACTTGGTGCGTCTTTGCTTGGTATGAATGGTATTCCGTAAATACTGTCGACATGAATGCCGACTCCAGTTCCCTTGAATGTTTGGATTCCGTTTACATCGACTTGAACTAATGCTTCACCGTAAGGATTTGGAATCCTGACTGATGGCATATACAAGCCCTGTATCTCAGAATAAACTTCGTGAGATCCGAGAAATACGTTTGGATCTTTACCTGCTGCTATCCTAATCTTTCGTAAGAAAGTTCTTAGGGTATCGTCAGTTAAGACTCCATTAGTTCCTATTGTTCCACTTGCAGATTCCACTGTTGCGTCAAATGTAGTTCCACTATCTCTGTCGATAGTAGCATTTGCTGCCCAAGGATCATACAAGCCTGACTGTGATCCACCCACGGCAGTCTCTTCAGCTCCACTGCTGACGATTCTGTCTAGTGTTTCAAAGTCTTTTGTGCCAGTGTTTGCTCCACTTGCACCTGCTGCTTCTGCTTCCACATCTGCTAAAAGCATTCTATTAAGGAACTCTTTGTGCTGCACAGCCATAAATAATCGTAGTGATCCTAGACCACCCCAAATATCGTCTTTACTGTGTGTTGCCAACCATTCCATAACTTCTGATGCTGAGAAAGGCAGTTGTGCTGTCTTTGGTCTAACATCAATTTCTTGTAATGTTGGTTTCACAGTTTCGGCAATATTTCCACCCTCACTAGTTCCACCTAGAGCAGTGTTGCCCTGATTGGTATTTAGTGTAGGTTTTGCTGTGATAACCCTCCAACCTGATTTGTCCCAAGGATACTTTGGTAAAATACCAAAGGCATTGGCTTCAAGGTTGAGCTGTGCCCATGCGTATGCCCCGAAAATAGCATTGAATGTTCCTGCTGTCGAGGTAGTGATTGGTGCGTCAGCCTTTCTAAGAAGGTTTCTGTTGTGTCCGTAATAGAGAGCCTCTAGTTCATCGATTGTTTTGATTTGAACCAATTTAGTATGCTCCTACAATGTCGTCTGAAGGCGTGTAATACTTTCCTGAGAGAATGTTTCTAGCTACTTGTGACAAACCTTCATACCCTTCTGCTCGTGCGTCTTTCAAAATCATTGACTCATCTTTGATAGATTTATCAACAGTTTCTAAGGCTGCATTTGGTCGAGGGGTTTCGGTTGTAAAAGTATGCTGTGCTTTCTCTACTAGTCCTGTATCATCTGATTTTTGCTGCATTTTTAGTCCACCTTTGTCTGAGCTTGGTTTTAGTTCGCCCTGTCTATCAGAATCTAAACCTACTTGTTTAGAGTTTGATTGATAGGTATCTGGAACTGTTACTTTTGCTCCAACGTCCTGTGATGCTGCTGTTCCTTTTGGGGAAAGTGGCAAGTCAGTTGGTGTCTCTAGTGCTTTCAATCTGTTGTCTAATCCACCTAAGGTTTCTTGCGTTGCCTTTTGTGTTTCAGCAATAGACTGAACAACTTCTGTCAGTGTGTCAAAACCTGATTTTACAGTTTCTTGGAAAGATTTTTCCGTATCAACTCGTTGAGTATCTTCTTCACTTTTGGTGATTTCAGATTCTACAACTTGTTCGTTAGAATTGTCTTCGTTGACCATGTTCTTATAGAACCTATATATAAAGGGTATATAAAGATTGCTTAGTTAATAGTTTTGGGCTTCTTACCAGCACTAAAGCGAGTAACTTTCATTCCTCTACGAGCCAAACCTCTGTGTATACCATCTGTTAATTGTTCCATCTTTTCATCATCTTTTCTATCTCGTTCTGCTATTCTCTTCTTTTGACCACATGATATACAATCAGCATGAGGTCTAGATGTTTCTGTATAAGTCTCTTTCATTTCATCTGTTATTTTATCACCACATGTTGGACAAAAATTACCCTTTTCTATCTTACTAGTTGTTACTGTAGTTTCTTTGTTTTGAGTGCCTAATGAACTTGTTAGTTTTTCTTTTTCTGTAGGCACTGCTTGACCACCTAATTTTATGTCAGTGTCTGTTACTTCAAAACCTGATTTTATTCTTTCTGCACCTGCCATTATTGCTCCTATTACTTTGTTTATATCTGCTTTATCAAGTAAAGTATCATCAACATCACTTCCACTACCATGCTCTGATTCTAATTTACCACATTCCTTACATCTCTTACCCTTCTTTAATTCTTCAATATCTTCTGTTACTTGATTACTGTTACCTGTATCCTGTCTGTTTATTCCATCTGGTATGTTTGCTCTAACTCCACCACCAGTTCCACTTAATGCTGTTGTAGCTTTGGTAAATTTATTGTCAGCAATA